CTTCAACTGCAAAGTCTGACTCAGCACTAGCCTTGCCACCAAGTGGTTCACCGTCTCTGATTTTTTGTAGGTTATTTAACCCACAAGCTATTCCCTTATTACCTGAACTGTTAAATGCATAGAAGCTGATACTTGCTCTACCATACACACCGGAATACACCTCTGAACGAGTCATAATTGGGTTACAGTTTGCATCTACAATTCCCGGTGCAGTTACTGCGTTAGCATTGATGAAGTATGAGTTTTCATATGCAGGGTCACCGGGTCTTTCCTTGTCACCATCACGAAGTGGTGTTTTGATTACTTCAAGGGAAGGGACAGTTCTGCCACTACCTCTCAGTTTACTTTCGCCATCTCTATATGCTGACTCAATAGCCTTATTGATTTTTTCCACAGTCCTTGTGTCTGACTTAGGAATAATTAGTGACACACTGTACTTTGGTGTACCACCATTGATTGACTTAGGGTCCCATACATTGGCATATGACCAACGAGTATCCGGACCTGTGATTACCTTTAATGGATTAATAAATTGAGCTTTCTTTTTCATAATTAAATTTCCTCCTTAAAATCTTCTTTTGCTGTATTCATTCTTGGACGATTATCATCCTCTGGAACTAATGTTGGCTTACCTTGTGGTCTTTCAACAAAGTCACCAAGCAGTTCATTAAATTTTTCTTTACCTAACATCTTAGTCATATTGGTGATACCCATAATCTTCTCATCATATGGGTTATAACCGGCGTTCTTAACTACCTGTGCTACTGCACCCTCATCAGTGTATTTTCTATTTGACCGACCTTCTACCACCTTCCAGCCAGGCCACTGCTTACCTCTTACTGCTTGTTCAAGAGCAAAGTTTTTAACATCACTAGCCCAAGATGTTAATTCATCAATCCTACTTAGAATTTTCACTACATCTTCATCAGTTAGAAGTGAGGACTTTCTAAATTCATATTGAGCCATTTCCATATTAACCTTTGCTCTCTCCTTACAATTTGCTTTTGCCTTACAGAATTTACACCATTCACCACAACACAGTTCACCCTTACCTTCAAATGCTAATTCTGCTTTAGTGGTAAGCTCATCATTTGCCCAATTTAGCAGATCAGCCTTATTCATTACAAACACACTTACATTTGAAAGCCTAGGTTGAAAGATTGTCATTTGCACCTTGCTAATGTCGTACAGGCAATCAAAAAGTTCTAATGCACCTAGGGCATACAGCTTCATTTGTGGGTTATTCTCAGCAGACACCTTAACACCTTTTCCATGCTTATAGTCAACAATATTTAGGGTTTCATCAGCAATAATGATGCAGTCTGCTGTACCAAAGCCTTCCGGAACATACCTAGAGAAATCAACCCTCTGTTCCACCATTACTACTGGGTCAGAACAGGTTTCTTTTGCTTTCTCTATTAGCTCCAAAATGTATGTAGCATAACCCTCAGCACACTCCTCCATTTCTGTGTTATAGAAATCTAGGTTTTCAGGAGGGTTTTCTGCTTCCATACCTAAGGCACTTCTTAACTTATATTCACAGAGCTCATGAGCAGATGTACCTTCCATAGCAAATACACTTGCTTTATCCATATACCCCTCACTTAACCTAACTGAAGGTGGACAATGTAACCACCTATTAGCTGATGATGCAGATAGCACTGCGTGTTCACTAGGTGGCATTGTTAAGCTCCTCCGTATCCTTTAACAAGGCTTCGTAATTCTTTGGGTCAACCTCTGACAGCTTACTTGCACCATACTTTTTTAGTAGCTCTTTTATTTCTGATGTAAAGCCATTTCGTGACTTTTCAGCAAGAACTGTTCTCACTTCTTCCAGTGTAAGTGCAGGTTTTGCTTCTTTCTTTTCTACATCACCAAATTTTTCTGCCAACCCATCTGCAATTTCATTAATGATAAGAGCAGTATTTCTTAACTCATCAATGGTGATTTTCATTTCTTTGATTTTACTCATTAATAATTCTCCTTTGTCAGAACCAATTTTTCTCTTGCCTTCGCAAGGTTTACTGCAAGTCTTTTTGATACCACACTGATTGCTGTAAGAATATCAACAACTTCTTCCCTATCAGCTTTAGTGCCAAGAAACAATGTATCCTCTCTCATTGCCTTACCTCCTTTCAACTATCTAACTGGACAGTTGAAAGGACAATGGCCTAAAAATTTGAAAATTATTTTATTTTTTCTTTTAAAACCTCAAATAGCTTTTTCTTTTTATAAACAAATGTGTTTCTCGGCATATTCATTTGTCTTGCACATTCTCGTTCTGACAGACCTTCTGCAACTAGCATTAGTATTTGATAGCTTTCATAGTCTTTTTCTTTCAGCTCATCGAACAAGCTCTTTAGAATAATACTTTCAACATTGATTGATGTAGTTAGTGCATCATCAATAAGTAGGCTATTGTGAGATATACCATTCTCACTAGCTATATCCATTTCTATATCAATTGATAAGGGATTAGGCTTACTTTCTGAGGTTAGACGGTATTTACAGTTATCGCAAATACCATCACACTTATAACTTTCTTTGAAGGTTATGTAGCATTCACCTGCTCTTTGTTTAGATTTACGGATTGCTCCTACAAATCTATCCCAATCTTTCTTCTGTTCTTCGGACACTTCAATCCAAGCATTTGCCGGACGATAATATATTTTTTTACTTTGATTTTCTCTTTGAGTCATTATTTTTCTCCTTGGAAATTACCAAGTGGAGAAAACAATAACGACTGCCAGTATTTATATACATATTGGTCACCTGTTGTGGATTTCTCCACTTTGCTTATGGTGACCAGCCGTTTGTAAGCTGGCACTTATTCTATTTTCGAGGCTCCCTATTAAGTACAAACCACCCTATGGCCACTAGGATGAATTAATAAAAAGCCAGACAGTTTAGTGTCTTATCTCGGACATTAATTGATGAACAAAATATCCACCTATTTATATAATGAAAAAAATTATAAAAAATAATAAATTGTCGTATATTTAGGAATTATTGAAAACAAAAAAGCCCCCAACAGTTAGAACTGAAATAAGTTCTATACTGTCAGAGGCTTCAACAATACTGGTACACTCAACTGACTTACACCACGCTGACCTGGAGATGGAATTACAAAGCTACACTCAACCATTCCGTCGTACGCTGAATTAAATTTTCATTAAGCCGATTGATAAGTATCAAATGATATATTCCTACGACCTTTTTCTTTTCTCACAACAAATGTTTTGCATTTATCACAAGAATATTTAACTGTATTTTCTTTATTTTTATAGCCCGTCAGCAGATTGCCACAGTTGGGACAATAGCACTGATAAGGTATCCAATCATTACTCGTGACAGCTCCTCCTCATAATTATGTTCATAACATTTTCAGGTATTCTTTCGCCCATATTTATTACAGGCAATCTTTTAACTTTCTGTGTTGGTCGAACCCTAACAACATTTCTGCACTTTATACATTCCATACAACCATCTGTTTCGTCAAGATACAAACCTTTATTTACACAACCACATATTGGGCATTTAACATCTTGCTTGCTCAAAAATAATACCTTCTTTCTAATAATTATCTTTCAACAGGGCCAACAGCACTTCCACATACTTTCTTTAGAAAGAGTGCTGTCTTGTGAAATTAATCGCTCTTCAAATGTTCTAGTTTTAATTAGATAAACTAAATTACAAGCCCTAACCCCATAATTATACATCGTTTCAGGTTGTTACTTATTTGTAGATTTTACTCTAACTATTAGTTTTTGCTTTCAAAAATAGAACATCTGTTCGATTACACTGTTATTGTAGCCCATCTTTATATTAAAGTCAATGTAAAATTCCAAAATAATTTATAAAAATTATCTTCTGTCCCATTATTAGGACTTTAGTCTATTTGTAAATACACTTTGTATTATTTATGCGAATACAATTTTCCACAAAAGAAAAAAGCCTTGCAGTAATATTGCTTACTACAAGGGTAATTTAATATATTAATATGTACTTGATATATCTGTAATCATGAGTTAATATAGTCAAAACAAATTTTTCTTTATATTATAAAAAATATATGTTATAATCTATTTTCGGAGGTATTCTTATGAACCCTATAATAAAATGGCCCGGTGGCAAATCTAGAGAAATAAAAAATATTCAACACCTAATACCACCATTCAACAGGTATATTGAACCTTTCTTTGGTGGTGGAGCTTTATTCTTTAACCTTGAACCGGAACATGCCGAGATTAATGATATTTCGCAAAACTTGATTGAATTTTATACGCAAATTCAAATACAGGATAATAGACTTCATAACCTGCTAATATGTTATAGTAATAGTTTTAACAATTTAATATTACAATTTAGAAACCGAGATGAAGAATTAACCGATTTATTTTACGATTATCAACAAAATGGAATAGATATCACTAAGTATTTTGCCGATATGGTAAACGAAATGTACGGTGACAACATTGATGAATTTAATGAACAAATAATACTAAATCTTGATGAGTTTAAAAGTTCTTTAGTTAGATATGCTACTGATAAATTTTGTAGAACTGTGACAAATCATAATAAAAAACCTTTCTCAAATAAGGATTTAATTGAAAATCTAGTTACAGGATTTGCTAGTGGTTATTATATGTATTTCCGTAAAGTTTTTAACGACCTTAACTTAAACAGAATTGATGCTCCGTCTTTACAAT